TCATAGTGCTTTAAGTATATTAGCGAACTTTTCAGCAGTTTCTTTCTTTTTCTCTTTAGCAAGATGACTGTACAAATTCATTGTGATTGAATAATCTGCATGTCCTAATCTCATTTGAATTTCTTTAGGATTTACATCATTGTTCATTAGTAGGCTTGCGTGAGTATGACGGAAACCATGAAAACCTATGTTAGGAACTTTTGCTTTTTTAAAGTGTCGAACTAAGTGCTGTCTTTCGAGTTCGTAAGTTCTCATTTTTTGATGATATGAGAAAACTAAAGAATCATGCAAAGATATAGCACCGTCATTTTGTTGTTTTCTCCACTCTTTCAACATTGAAATTGTCTCGCTATCTACAGAAACTAAACGATTGCTTTCTTTTGTTTTTGCACTGTCTTGTATCTCATTGCTGTATTGTATGAGTGTCTTAGATACACTAACGGTATTATTGACAAAATCAATATCAGACCATGATAAGGCTAAAGCCTCACAGATACGCAAACCAGTAGCAAGTAAAAGCTTGTATAGAGTAGCGCTCTTTTTATTTGTTGTGGTTGACTGTAATGAGTCAAGGTAAGCCAAGAAACGTTTAAGTTCATCATTATTAAAATACTTTATTTTTTTGACTGTTCTTGTCTTGAGTTTTGGGGAAAATACTTTTATAGCTGGATTGTCTGAGATAACACCTAATTGCATACCATAATCAAGAATGCGTTTGATGATATTGAGTAACAGCTTATAATCTTTGCTTTTTCCTTTTTCACGATTACCGTTAACTATTTCAGCAGTATTGGCATTTCTAGCCCAGTCATTAACAATATTTTGCAATAGTATAGTTGTAATTTTCTCAACTTTATAGTTTCCGAGTGCTGGCAAAATATAATTTTTTAAAAAATTACTATTGATTCTGATAGTGTTTGCTTTTACTGTCAATTTATAAGAATCAAACCAACTAGTGGCTAAGGCATTAAAATTGTCAAATGAAACTTTTTCTCTTGCAACAGTAGACCCATTTTTGATAAACTTATTCATAGCTTGGTGAGCTTTGTTCTCGCACGTTTTACGGTTCTTGGCTGTAACCGTGGTGCGTACTTGCTTACCTGTTAGGCTATCTACACCGAGATAGACATTTACTTTATAGACGGTTGTACCGTCTTTTTTTTTGACTTCTTTAATATTCATTTTTCCTCCTGTTCTATTGTCGGGCAAGACATGATTAAGGAGAAAACGATAGTATCAAAGTTTTATTTATTCAAATTCCATATCATCGATACCGTCAGTAAAGTTTTCTAAAAACTCATACTCATTCATGAAGTTTATCCAGTAAGACACTTGCTCTTCATGATTATGAAAGCGAGGCTTGTTTTCTGCATTTTTAATTCCTTCGGATACGCTGATAAAAGCACCGCTTATGTTCATATCCCACATTTTGTTAGCTTCTTTTTCAATGCGGGAATCAGGCCATTTAGCAGTTGGCTTTCTACTGGCGTTTTTATCTAGCAAGTAAACTGTAGCTTTTTCCAAAAACTTACCTTGGGCACGAGTGTTTTCTTCAACATATTTTCTAAATTCTGTGTAATCCATTTTTGACCCCTTACTATAAACAGTGGCTATGTAGTTGAGGTTGACCGATTATTTCATCAAACACCTCAACAACCAATCCATAATGACGTTTTTCTAACTCAAAATATTCAATAAATTTATCATAATCAATAACATCCGGTTCCCAATCGAACTGAGCAAGCCATTCATCGGCTCTATGTTCAATCATATAGCGGTCGGCTTCTCTTTCCTGCCTTCTGTCCCAACCAGAAGAACGACAATCAAGATGTCTATGTCCAAAGGAAACGTGCCCTATTTCGTGAAGTAATATATTCTGAGTTACCTTTTCACTATTGAATATATCAATAAAAATATAAGCTGTTCCTCTAATATTAAATTTCATTCCATCTTTAAGATGAGGGTAATCTGAAGGATTATAGTATTTTATTTTTAGTCCGAGTTCTGAAAGCAACTCTTTTATAACTGACATATATTTTACCCCCTGCCATGGTCTTCTTCCCATGTTTCACGGAGCAAATGTTTATAAAGTTCTTTTTCTCTATCTGTCAGAGGTACACCATCAAAAGCTACAGCTTCGTCAACAGCCTCTTGAAGCTCTTCGTCAGTAAGCGTAGAATTTATATCAAAAAGAGGAGTAACTTTTGGTTTTGGTTTAACAGCTCTTTTAGCCTTTTCTTGCTCTTCCAATTGAGAAGAAGCAGTGTTTAAAACAATTTTCTGACGTGGTTCTTCGAGTTGTGAACTGATTTTATTTATTTCGGATAGAGTAGAAGAAACATTTATCCTTGTTGAATCGGTTTGAGGGAAGAAGTCGTCAATTGCAACGTCAAATACTTCTGAAAGTTTTATCAGTTGAGGTTTCTTCGGAGAACGAATGCCTACCTCATAATTTGATATAGTAGTTTTTCCGACTCCTATTTTTTTAGCTAGTTCTTCTTGACTCAGACCAAAATATTTTCGGTAGTCTTTAATTTTAGAACCTACATATTTATTGATTTGTTCAATTTCCATAAACACATTATATAAGAAAAAACCACGTTTTGCAAACTTTTTTAGTTAAATGACGTTTTTTTCTTGACAAACCACGAAAAGTGGACTATAATAAACTCATAAAGTCAAACAAGCGAACGAACAAAACAGTTGCGAAGCTTCTGTGAATGTAGTTACACGTTGTATTCAACTCAGCGTAAGTAGCAAGTTTGGCAAATAAAAAGCCCTCGCAGGCAAATGGAGATTCTAATGGAAAAAGTAGTCACGCATTACGGAGAAACTATTAAGCAGCACAGTGTTGAGTGGTACAAAAAACAACTGTTAAAAGATTTTTCTGTTCAATTTATCAAAGACTCTTTATTACCTCAGTTATTTGAATGGTCAAATGCTTATAAAGCAGCAGTTGAACTGACAAAACAAAAAGCCCAAGAGGGGCAAAGGAAATTAAATGGTTGATAAACTTCTGGAATGGTTTTGTGATTTCACGGACTTTTTAATGAATTATGAAGAAGAACATCCATATAAGCTTTCATTAATAATATCTGTAATATCAAGCCTAGTTACTAATTTAATTATTTTAGTATTTGTTTGGTTACTATCCATGTAATTATTAATGCGAGGATAGTGGTAGCTATAGATACTCCGATTGGAGTAAGTATGCTTTTCATCCAAAATGATTTTCGATCTTCTATTAACCTAATTTTATGATCTTGAAGAACTCTTTTTCCTTTTCCTGATATTTTGTATTCACCAGTGTAATTATTAGAAGGATGAAAAGAGGTATCCAGTTTCGAAAGAGGAATAATGTAGCCAGCTTTATTTTTTAGTGGTCTACCTTGAATATCTTGGCGCTGTTCACTTCTTGAAAGTAGCACAAGTCTTTCATCAAGGCTTTCAATATTTGGAAAATGTTCTCTTATTTTATCTTTATGAATGTTTGGATTGTTTTTGATAAATTCAATGATATCATAGTCTAATTTTTCTAATTGTTCGTTCATAAAACCTCCAATATAATTTTAGTTTAGTCACTTACATTATATCACGGAGTTATGATATCGCTCACAACGAGCAGGGAAGACTGGCGAACAGGTTCGATTCCTGAACTTCTCTTACTGCGTATGCAGAAATTTAATAAACAGAAAGGAGAACGAAATGATTAAACATCATATTACTAAATATAGTGATAATAAAGGCAATCGTAAAGCCGTTTCTTGGACTCAAATAAATATTTTCGGTAAATGCTTTTGTTTAAACAAGCGTGAAATTAATATTTAAAAAGAGAGTCAATAGACTCCCTAGATTGATTACCCTTTTCTAAATTGGGTATGGTGGCAACTTGGACATGGTGGCAATGTATCTGTGTTTTGATCGAGAGTTACATTTTGCCCACAACTTGTGCAATAATATTCGCCTTTCCCTGGTTTGTCGCCTGTTGAGTGCATATCACACACCTCCTTCCTATGATATTTTAGGGTGAGCGCTATTAGAGGTAGCGCTTACTCTAAAATATATTATAGCACCGAGGATAATAACAAAAACATTAAATTTTAAATACAAATTAAGAAAGGAGCCAGTATGGCAGTAGAAAAAGAATTAATTGCTCTGCGAGCAGACGAAAAAATATCTCGAAAAGAAATGGCAGAACTTATTGGGACAACACCAGAAACTTATCGAAAAAAAGAACTCGGAGAAAGTGATTGGTGGGGGGCAGAAATGTTCTTGATTGCTTCCAAGTTCAATAAACGAATTGATGATATTTTTTTAGACAAAAAGTCCACGAAAAGTGGTTTTGAAAAAGCTAGTTAGAAAGGCAAAATATGAACGAATTACAAAATTTCACAAATGGAATTTTCAATCTTGACGTTAAAGTTGATGGAGAGAATATTTTATTTAGTGCAGAACAAGCCGCAAAGGCTATGGGTATTACTCAAGTAAAAAATGGAAAAGAATATGTTAAGTGGGAACGAGTAAATAGTTATCTGCTAAATTCCCCAGAAGTGGGGAAAGGGTCATTTATCAGTGAACCTATGGTATACAAACTTGCATTCAAAGCAAACAATGCTGTATCTGAAAAATTCACAGATTGGCTGGCTGTTGAAGTCCTTCCGACGATCCGCAAACACGGAGCTTATATGACGGATGCGAAAGCACAAGATGTTATTTCTGGTAACGGTTTGGCTGATTTACTACTTCAAGCAGGTAATCAGATTAAGCAACTTGAACTAGAAAAAAGCCAAATGAAACCAAAAGCGTTATTCGCTGATAGTGTTTCAGCTTCCGAAAACACGATTCTCATTCGAGATTTAGCTAAAATCCTGAAACAAAATGGAATTGATATCGGAGAGAAACGATTATTTACTTGGCTTAGAGATAATGGATACCTTGTCAAGAAAATTGGTAGTGACTACAACTCACCAACTCAACGTTCGATGAATTTAGGTATTTTAGAGTTTACCGAAAACACTCACGTTCATAATAGTGGGAAGATCACCGTAACCAAAACGCCCAAAGTAACAGGCAAAGGTCAAATCTATTTTGTAAACAAATTTTTACAAGATTTAGCTAGTTAGAAAGGAAAAATATATGGGAGAACGATATGATCCAATGGCTGCGTATCTAGCCAATGGCGTCCTGGAAGAGTTTCGTAAGATGACGAATGAATGGCTGAAATTCCAAAAGGAGCTGTTCAAATATGAAAGTAAGACCGGAGAAATCAGGCAGGTTGATTTGTTGAAAGAATTCCACATGTCATCAGATACGTTGAAAAAGTGGAGAGAAAACGGATTACCTTCAATAAATAGAGGCGGTTCAGTCTTCTATCTCTTGGAAGATTTACATGATTTTTATTACTAAAATGTCGGGCAAGACATGATTAAAGAGAAAATGACTACCTCCACATACCAAGTTAATTTATTAAATGCGGTGCTCCGCTAGAAAAGAGAAAAATGCACTATATACCTAAATATTCAAGAGATAGACAAAATAAAAGACAGTCACAAAAATTTGTAACTGTCCTTGATAAAGATAAATTTGCTGAAGCTTTTGATGAAAATAAAATCATTGCCACTAACTTGAGAGTAGATACTTTAAAAAAAGTAAAGCTTTCAGGGAATAAAACGAAAATGAATATTATCGAAGCAACAAAAAAAGCAGTAGATGAAAATAAAGCCATCTACCGCAAATCACTTCCTCATATTAAGTTTGTTCCGACAAACTCAAAAAACGCTGCATTTATCTTGTTTTCAGACGATAATGATAGACCGGCTGGGAGAATGTGGAATCCAATGGCAAAAGACATATTATCTAATGATTGGGAAGTTCTTAATTAAGCCCAAGAGATTTGGTTATTACAGAAGAGGCGATTGTTGCCAACATTGATAAAGAAACACTACCAACCTTAGATGCAACTACTTTTGTTTCACTCCAAACCTTAGAGTCTCTAACATTGTCTAGAAACTCATGGCCTTTCCAAGTTAGACTGCCTACAGAAACATAAAAAGGCCTTGCATTAACCCAATCAATTGTTGCAATGATAAATCCAGCTTCTTCTAGTCGAATAATAGTATATTCTATTTCCTCTTTAGAGAACTCAGAAGATTGACTTTCTTCAAAATCTTTCAGATGAAGGAAACTACCAAATTGATACTTATTCTCCACATCTAGAAGCACAGCACGGACACAGTCTTCATTTAATTTCAAATCAACTTTCCTCCTTTCCGTAAAACTAAGCAAATACCGCAAATATCTGCTCACAGTAATTATAGCACTCGGAGGATTAAAACGCATACATAGAAAGGGGAATTAAAAATGTTAGGAATAAAAACATTTGAAGAAAAGGAAAAGCTTGCAGATTATGACAAGTTCGCAGAAGATTACAACTCATTATGGGAATATGCGGCAATTTTGGAAGAAAAAGTATTTAAGTTTGATGAAGCTTGCCAAAACCAAGCAATGGAAATCATTCTATTAAAAAATGAACTAGCCAAAATGAAAATGCAAGCAAAATAAAAAAGCCCGCACGGGCAAATGGAGGTTCTAATGGAACAAGTAAAAACAATTAATCATCTTGGACAAGTAGTTTATCAAGAGTCAGTCGAATTTTATAAAGAAAAACTCTCAGTTTACTCAAAAGATTTTCTTCAAAATTCGCTTATCCCTCAGCTTTATGAATGGTCAAATGCTTATAAAGCAGCGGTTGAACTGACAAAATAAAAAAGCCCTGCATGGCACGCAGAGCAAGTAGGAAATTCGCCAAAACTTCTACTTAAATTATACCACGAATGCCTAGAAATTTGAAATGGAGAATTTAAATGACGGAAGAAAAACAACCGTATAAAGTTAAAAATGATAGTGAACTGAACTGGGTGCTTGGTAAATATAAAGAACATCAAATCCAATGTGATGAGTATGAAATTCAAGCTGAAGAATCAAGAAAAGCTATCGAAGAAAAATACAATGCCGAATTGTATGAAATTGAACAGCGCCGTTTAAAACTTCAAGCTGAAGAACAGAAAGCAATGGATTATTTCAAAGGACTGGCTGAACAATATTATTTAACTCTTGAGACGAAAAGCCCTAAGAAAACCATCAACGGTAGTATTCGGTTTTCAAAAAAAGAAAATGCTTCTTATGGCGATAATTTGCTCTCAGAGCTTAAAGAAAAAGGGTTCGGCAAATTCATCACAGTTAAGACCAAAACGACTGAGAGTGTTGATAAAAAGGCACTCAAAGCTTTTGTAAAAGATGGCGGTCAGCTTGTGTCGGAAGACGGCGAAATCGTAGAGGGTTTCAAGTTTGATAAAACAGAAGAAATTACAGTGAAAGTTTGAGGTTAATTATGGCAGATTATGAAGAACAAATGCTTGCCTTACAAAAACCTTTGCAACCAGACCGAGTAGTCTGGAGAGTTCAACAATCAGGATTTTCTAAACAAGGTAAACCTTGGGCTATGGTTCTTGCTTATATGGATAATCGAGCAGTTCAAGAACGTTTTGATGAAGTTTTTGGAATTGCTGGATGGAAGAACGAATTCAAAACAGCTCCAGATGGCGGAACATTATGCGGTATATCCGTTAAGTTTGGAGACGAATGGGTAACCAAATGGGATGGCGCAGAAAATACTCAGGTTGAAGCAGTCAAAGGTGGATTATCTGGATCAATGAAGAGAGCAGCTGTCCAATGGGGAGTAGGTAGATATTTATATGACTTACCTACCAGTTTTGCTCAAACATCACTTGAAAAGACTGAGGATTGGAACAAAGCTTTTGATAAAAATTCAAAAAAGAACTTTTGGTGGAAGAATCCACAGTTTCCAAGTTGGGCTTTACCTCAGAATCCAAAGGTTCAAAATACAAAAGCTGACTTTACTGAAGAAGAGGTACCAACTCCACCTAAATTATATGTTGTTGGTAAAGATAAAAAAGAATTTGATGAGAAAAAGCTTCAATCTGTAGTTAATAAGATGGTAAGTATCGCTGGAAAAGACTATGGGGCAAGTATTGATGAACAACAATATTGGCTAAAAATGCCACTTGATGAAGCTTACAATGATATCGAAAAATTCGTAGATATAAAAAAAGGAAGAACAAATGATTAATAATGTCACATTAGTGGGGCGAATCACTAAAGAACCTGAACTTAGATATACACAACAAAATAAAGCAGTTGCTTCATTTACTCTTGCAGTTAATCGTCAATTTAAAAATGCTAATGGAGAAAGAGAAGCTGACTTCATCAATTGTGTTATCTGGGGTAAATCAGCCGAAAACTTGGCCAATTGGACTCATAAAGGTCAATTACTTGGAGTTATTGGGAATATCCAAACTCGAAACTATGAGAACCAACAAGGGCAACGTGTTTATGTTACGGAGGTTGTCGCAAGTAATTTCCAAGTACTAGAAAAAAGCAATCAAGCAAATGGTGAACGAGTTGGTAATACAGCTGCAAAACCACAAAATAACGATTCTTTTGTAAGTGATCCAATGGAAATTTCAGATGATGACCTACCATTTTAATTAAACCAAAGCTGGAGGGTGGCGGAACGAGCCGTAAAGTCAATGAGTATTTAGTGTTTACACATAACCACTCATCGCCAGCTTTTAATTTGAATAATAAAACTTGAAATAAATATAGAAGAAAGGAAGAATACATGGAATTTGAAACGTGGAAAAAAATTGAGTTTATTAACTCTCCAAAAATTGTTGGTATTCCAGTAGGGGAATATGAGATTAGCAGCCATGGAAATTTGAGACAAGTTATAAGTGATAATATTCGCAAGAAAGTAAAAATAAATACCACATCAGACCAGCGGCCAAGATATGGTTTTACACTCGATAACGGAAAACGAGTAATGCCATTTATACATCAATTGGTAGCACAATCATTCATTCCAAACCCTGAAGGACTGCCAAACGTTAAACATATTGATGGTAACAAAACAAATAATTATGTTGGAAATTTACGGTGGTCTAAGTAATGGCAAAAAAAAGAATGTTCAGTCAAGAGGTTGTTAGAAGTGATGATTTTTTAGACTTGCCACAATCAAGCCAACTACTTTACTTTCATTTTGGAATGATTGCTGATGATGATGGAATTGTAGCAAGCGTTGAAAGAGAGCTTAGATACCTTGGTTTTGGAAGCAAAGATGATTTAAAAATATTATCTGATAAGAACTTTATTGATTTCACAGTAGATGGAAAGCTAGTTTTTATTGTTCACTGGCTTAAAAACAATAATCTACGTGCCGATCGTTACATACAGACTGATTATAAAGCTGCCAGGGCTGAATTAGAAGCCAAAGGTTATCAATTTAAGGGGAAAAAAGTTGGTACACCACTTGGTATACCAAATGACAACCACTCCGCAGCCACAGATACAGAGAAAGATAAAGAGAAAGGTTTAGAGAAAGATATAGATATAGATAAAGGTAAAGAGAAAGATAAGGACACGAACTCTCTGCTTACTGATTTTTTAGATACTTTTATTAACTTTTCAAGTAAAAACCGTTCGAAACGATCCGTTGCAACTGCTGAGTTTATAAAGCTCCCATCATTTCAAAGAGAACAAGCCCTTATTGGTGCAAAAAACTATATTCAGTCTTACCAAAATGAGCATCCTGAGGATGAAACAGGACAATATAGCGTGAATGCTGTTAACTTTCTTTCAAATATGATGTTCATGGATTACCAGGAAGAAGTCAAGGCAGAAACTGGATATGATGACGAGTTAGGATTTTAAATGATTGATGAAGAAAAAAACAAAGACGGAATGCTCTGGTATCAATTAAAACGTGCAGTACCAACTGGCTTATTTTGTAAAAATCATCCAGATACTGAACTGAATAGATTTACTCATCCAGCTTCTACAAATTACGACCCTTTAATTCATGGTGAACTTACTTCTGACGGATTACAGCTTTCAAGTATGGCATTTTGTAAAAAGTGTGACTTGGAAGGCGTCTATCAAAGAAAACAACAATCAAGTGCTGAAATAAAAGCAAATGAGGATTTCTTGAATAAAAGTAAGTATGGAAAATATAGCTTGCTTAAAACACAAAGCCTTGTGGGCAAGAAATCGCTATGGTTTGCACGTTTCAATACTTTTAAGGTAAATGGCTTAGAAGAGCAAAACGTGTTGAATAAGGCCCAAAGAATAGCCAGAGAGTACACTCAAGGACAAAGATTTAACACTGTGTTTGTTGGCGGAGCTGGTAGAGGGAAATCTCACTTAGCAATGGCCATCTTGCAAGAAGTTAACGAGAATCTCAAAGATAATAAATTCTCAACATTGTTTATCAATATTAGTGAATTAATTCGAGAAATTAAAAATAGCTGGAATTACTCTGATACCAAAGCGGAAGAAGAACGACTGACAACATTAATGCGGACAGTTGATTTGCTTGTTATTGATGATTTAGGAACTGAAAGTACATTTTCTAAGGATAATAGCTGGGTACAAGGTGTTATTTACAATATTTACAACGCAAGAGAAGGCAATACGATTATCACGTCAAATCTTACTGGTAAAGAAATGCGTTCATCTTATGACGATAAAATAGTTTCTCGAATCATGGAAGGCTCAAAAAATAGCGTGGTTAAATTTGAGGGAATTACTGACAAGAGGAAAAGTAAATGAAAACAATAATCATTGAGCAGTGGGAAAACGAACATTACCCACTTGGAAGAATTAAAAAACAGAAGCTGACAGAGAAATCTGAGCATGAGATTATTTTTATCCTTAATCGCATGGCTCAGATGCCTGCAATTGCTAGATTTGGAGAAGCAAGTGAAGTTCCAGCAAACTAAAAAGTCAAAATATGGGGCAAAGAAAACAACGGTTGATGGTATTGTATTCGATAGCAAAGCTGAATCAATCTACTATTTGCAACATAAAAATGATGAGCGGATGACCATGCAAGAGAAGTTTATTCTCATGGATAAATTCAGATTGAACGGAAAACTTTATAGAGAAATAGCTTATAAAGCGGACTTTGTTTTCAGAAATGAAAATAACGAAATACTCAAAGTTGTCGATGTAAAAGGCATGGTCCTACCTGAATTTAAAATGAAAGCAAAATTATTTGCTAACAGATATGGAATTCCGATAACAATTGCTAAGAAAGTAGCAAGAATGAATATGTTCGAGGAGAGCGAGATATGAGCGATATATATAAATGTAAAAAATGTGGTATCCCATTTTTCCATTGTAATTCATGTAAAGCATGGCATTCAGAATGCATTTGTGTAAATGGTAGAAGACAAATTATTTATGATAAACCAAAAGAATTAAAAATTAAAACAGATTTTAGTACTTTGAAAAAGCTGTATGGTTTGGCAAGAAATAACAATTTCAAAGCCACTAAAAAAGAGTTATCTGTGAAAATCAGCGGTCGGACTAAGTACAATCACGAACTTTCTCAGCTTTACTTAGATATTTGCAATAAATACAACCATTCAAAGCAAATGAAATGGAAAGATTTATACAAAATACTTGAAGAATTGATTCAAGGTTTAGCAATTGAACTTTAGAAATGGATAATTTACATGATAAAAAATGAATATGTGAAACAAACATTATCAGGAGATAGTCAAGAGATTAATATTTATAAATCGGCTGATGACGAAAAATGGAATATCTCTTGTACTATTCCGAAATTTGCAAGAAAATATTCAAAATTCTTAGAAGATGGCCGAATCGTCACAAATGAAAATTCAGGGCAAATAGTTGAGATCCATGGAACTTTAAATAATAAAAGTGTTTCCTTAACCGTCGCTCGAGATATCAGTGACGAGGAACGCCAGAGAATGTCTGAACAGTTTAAAGCTCGTTTGCTTGAGAACAAAGAAGATTAGGGCGCTACGAGATAAATTAGCTCGCTTAAAGCATTTCATGGATAATTTATCACTAACAATCTAAAAGCGCTTAAAAGCTAAAATACGAGGTGTTAATATGACAACGCAAAAAGAAAAGAATGTCCTAGATTTTAAAGACAAGGATATTTTGAAAAACCATAAAGTCGCTGATGAAGATGACGAATGGTTTCATGAACAATGGAAAAATAAACTAAGTTGATTGAAAGAGGCAGGAGATGGCAAGATTACAAAAGATTTATGATGTATATTTCAATGGGGTAAAAATGGGAACTGGTACAAAAAAAGAGCTTTCAAAAATGCTTCTTGTTTCACCACATTCAATCAATGGATGGGTTAAAAATGGTATGGCTAATTCTCCGAAAAAGAACGCAGTCAAAATCGCCATTGTAAATGAAAAAGCGATGATGGAAAAATATCCAGGTTGGAAACCTTATGGAGGTTCAAAGTCTAAGATTTCTGATGAAATAACCGATCGTGACCGTAGAAAGCACGAAACAAAAGAAGAACGTAGATTGCGAAGAAATATCAGAGCACAAATGGCAATCGAAAACTTAAGAAAAGATGAATTAGGATTATAGGAGCAGCTAGATGAAAACAAGAGCTGAACTTTTCGAGGAAGTTGATGAAAAATACGGTATAAGAACAACTGCAAATTTTCATTTCAACCCAAACGAAGAATTAACGGACGAAGAATATCAAAAACAACTTGATTTTTATAAAAAAATGTCTGAAATTGATTGGGATGATTTTGAAGAGGATGAAAGTGATGATTTTTAAGTGAAAAAAGAGGAGGACACGAAAAATGACTAAAGAAATGAAAAGACCAACTAGCCATATCAGCGGAAATAGTATTAAACCAGCACTAAGCAAAGCTGTGGAATTTTACACCGATAATAACAGACAGGCTTATGAGTGTATTCATGAACGAGATGAATATATTGATTATCTTGAAAGTCAACTAAATAACGCAAGACCACAACAAGCCCTGCCAGTCGTGCCTGAGTGTGTGGCTGAGTGGATAGAAATATTAAAAACTAAAGGCCTTAAACCACTAAAAAATCCAGAAACATACGGAGAAACTGGCTTTACAGAAGAAAAACTACAAAATATTGTATTTTGGATTTCTGAACACCAAGAAGATTATATGCGTGCATGGCTAGACGGCTACACAGTCGAAAAACCGCAGCTGTTCAAACTCATTTTTCCAAACAGTACTACTGTTTTGCAAAAAAATGGAGAATTAAACTCTTTTACGGATACAGTTTATAAAAGATATTTACTCGATAATGCAATGACCGAACAAGAAATCAAGTCAATTGATAAGCGTTACTGGCAGTTTGCTGTGCCTGTGGAGGACGGAGAATGAAAAAAGTAAATTGTACAAAATGCAATGAAGAATATGCGATTGATTTAAATAAACCTGAAGAATGGTATTGTCCATATTGCGATAATTTATATTCTGTCAGCACTGACAAACTTTCGGTTGAAAAACTACAAGAGGAATTAGAGAGCTGCATACAAACTTTAATTACTATCAGTATCCTAGCAAACGGTGATGAAAATATTGTTATAGGAAATTTTGTCGACTCTAGACTTTCCAAACTTGCTAAAACCCATGAAAATGTAACTAAGTATATTGAAAAAGTGACCGGAAAGAATATTGATGTTGTATTAGCTGAGAATGCAGCACTTGAAGCGGAGGAAGAATGAGCGATTTACCTAAAATGCTAAGTAAACGAGAAATTGAACTCGAAGAACTTGAAGAAGCTAAATATGTACAGTCATTGCGTGATAATATTGAAAAACTCCAAGAACAGCTTAATACTGCGAAAAAGACACTGACAGAAATAGCTGGTGGTCATAAGTTGAAGACGCAATATTTAATCATCAACTTATTGCCAGTGATGCACTCGCAGCGATTGGAGGAGATGATGAGTAAACTATTTTGTAGTCATTATCATAAATATATGGATGGTAAAATCCATTTACAAAAATATACTTGTGCTGACTGTGGGAAAGTTTCTTATGTTAAGTACGAGGAAGTGGAAAAACCTATTTCAAATAAAGATGCTATGAAGCTTTTGAAAAACCTTGAAGGGAGCGGCGATGAGTAAGTATGACGAAGATTTAAAAAAAGCTTGTGAAATTTTAAATAATATTGCAGAAAAAGTCGCCAAACAACCCCAGCTCACGATTCCTAAAAGTATTACGGATTTACTTGATAAGTTTATCGAAATTGATTTTGATGATGTGGGTCACGAAGATTGGTGGATTCAAGAAAACGGGCTTATTGAATGGTTTAGTAAAACCCCTAATTGCTATATAAAAGATGCCTACCTCGCAGGCAAAGCCATCGGAGTTGATTTAGTGAAAGTGGTGGAGGGATGACAGCGGAGGAAATCGTGCAGAACTACCAAATTAAGTTGATGAAAATTATATTCAAAGAAATTGATAGCCTGATGATAAAAAAAGAAAATGCGGATATTAACGCACATAAACTTGCTGAGAATGGGAACTCTGTCAGAACATCGGCGTATTGGAAATCAGTAGGGAATGCAGAGTTTTACATTAAAGAAACTTACCAAAAGTTGAGTGCTTTAGCAGAAATGGATAGACTTTTCCGCTGGTCGGAACGCCTGCATCAAGAACAATTAAAATTTATAGAAAAGTATCCAAGAGTTATGGAGAAATACAGACAATATAATTAAGGAGGACAAAATGAAAGTATATGTTTTAACCGCAGATACATATGATGATAATTGGGGTTCGTCAATAGAACTTTTCGGAGTATTCTCAACAGAAGAAAAAGCTAATAATCGAGCCAGTGAAATGGAATTGGTTTGTTATGACATATCTCCTATGAATATTGATGAAAATGAAGAACCAAGCTACTTAGGAGGATATATTGAATGACCGACAAACTAATATCGCTGGTCAATGACTAGTGGGAAGGGATTGGATGACGCTTAAAGAATTATTAGATTCGTACAATATTGAAGGCTCAGAATACTATGAAATAGAAATTTCAACTAATGAAGTCAAATTTGGGTGGAAGGGAAAATATCCATCTTGTGCATTAAGTTCTGACTTACTATATAGAGCTGTAAATAATTGGGGTATAGACTCTCAAAAAAGAGAAATATTTATCATTTTGGAGGACAACCAATGAAACCGATAATAAGCAAACTATTTGAAGAAATAGATGAATTGGAAGAAGAATTAGAATATTATTCAAAACATGATATGTTTCACCAAGCACATTTCAAAAGATATCAGATAGTAATTAGACATGATTTTATAAAAAAATCAGTAATGCACTAAACCCAAAGATTCCAGAACCTTGGGCTAGTATGAGCGCTGATGAGATTATTAAAGGATTAGGAGTGTATAAATGAAACTTTTGTGTAAGCTGTTCGGGCATAAGTGGGAACCAGTGCCATTTACAATGAGCGAAGACCGTTGCGTAAGATGCGGAGAAATACTCAAGCATAATGCTGGGTGCTTCATTTATAATTTCAACCGCTCAGACCTTGACGAGTCCGAGAACGTGCGAGGGGAGGAATGAATGAATTTACTAGATTATGTATTTTTTACGCTTGTAGCTTTAATAGGTGGCGCACTCATGAAGCTGGCTTTAAATCTACTTGTAGCTAAAAAAATTGAAGATATTCAAAATATCAATGCTACTGATGAAATTTACAAGAATTTGCATAAAGAAGTTTATAGAATTGTCAAAGGTAAAACTTTAGGGGGTGAAACAAAATATTTTGTAGAAAAAAAGGATGGTAATAAATGGATGGCTTTTGAAGGTCTAGGCAAAGAAACAATCGATGAAGCAAGAGAATTGAAAGACTGGCTGATTACAGAGGATGAACACAAAATAAATAACACAGTTTTAGAAAAGAAAGTAATAGAATGACAGAAGCTGAAAAATGGCTTGATAAACATATGGATTGAGTTGGAAAGTGCTACTTAAACATAAAAAAATCAATAGGCTTATGTTTTTTGATTGTAAATGTAAAGAGTGTCGAGCTACACGAAAAATGTATAAAAAAATTGAGAAATCAAGAGAAAGAGCCAAAATAAAAAAATATATTAAAGATAATATGGATTGAACGCAAAAAAAGCCCAAGCTGACCAAGCTTGAGCTTCGAATGTATAAAATAACACTTTTTAATTTTATTTGTGGTCAGTTATATTATATCACTTTATCAAGAGGGTGGTGTATTGAAAGTAAAAAGCCCGAACTGACCAAGTTCGAGCTATATGTTCTAGGTTTAAATTTTATTCTTAAAATTTAGGTCAGTTACATTATACCATAATAAAAATAAGTTATAACAAAAAAGCTCGAGTTGACCAGGCTCGAGCGAAATACGAATTTACAACTTATTATTTATTTTCGGTCAGTTATATTATATCACATACTGAGCTAGGAACTCGCTAAACTCAACTGGAGGAGAAAGATGCCACAAGAAATTACTGTTGATTTTTCAGAACAAATCGCTAAAACAAAAACTAAAATTGATAGGCTTCAAAGTATGATTCATGATATTGAAAATCAGAAGTATGTTTTAGAAAATTATAAAAAGAGTGATATCCTTTCAACTGATAGAGTAAGATTACTTTTAAATGGATTATCAATTAATATCAGCGTTGAAACACTCATTCCTTTGTTGGAACAAAATATTGAAGATAATACGGCTCTTATCCATGAGTTGGCTAAAGAACTTGGGATTGATATTAAATAGCAAAAAAAGCCCACGGCAATGGGCTTCGGCATGATTACATCTAATACTATTATACCACAGACGGAGGAATCTTTTAAATGGCGGATAGATTAGATTTGTTATTAAGTGACTACATGACTGGAATGCTTCAAGTTAAAATTAATTCAAGAGAACGCTGGATCACTCGTGAGAAACATGAGGAAAGAATCGGAAGCGGTGGTGGTAGTTCGAACACTGCACCACAAGAGCGCAACTATTTGATTAAAGAAGCCGATAAAGAACTTGGTAGACTTAATGATGCGATGAAAACACTTGATGATTTGTTTAACGTTTTTGATGGAACAGTAGTCCATAAAATAATTATCTATAAATATAAGTATCGTATGACTTGGGATCAGGTTAGCATAAGAATGCATACTGACCAAAGCGCTTTAAGAAAGCAGTACGTAAAATTTAAAAATACGCTCAGAAGTACACTATGGGCTAGCACATTGGAATGAATATAAAAAGCACAAATACTCAATATCTGTGCTTTTCATATTATTTTCTTTTCTTTCCTGCATCGGATCGCTTTGCTCTCCATTGACCGTCATTATTTCTTGATCTGTTTTGACCAGATGTTGGTCCTGTTTTAACTACTGGTCCACCAGTTTCTCTTGGAGATTTACTAGGATCTTTTTTGTCAGCCATTATTTTAATCCTTTCTTAAAAATTTTACTATCTCCAAAGATTATATCATAGTATTTTTCAAAACATAGAAAAACTTGCACACAATTTGCACACTTATTGCGCATAACATAGTGCGATAATGGTAGCATGAAGTTATCAGCGAAAGCAAACAAAATGTAATTCGTTCGGTTGGATACACTTCATAATTAGTGGCTACTTTACGTAGCGAGACGTTGCTGGACGATAAAACCAGCGTAGCAAGAGAGAACACTGAAAATTGTGGCTGAGGGGCTAGGTTCGAATCCTAGACTTGCTATTCGATTGCATTGCTTAATACCGGTGCATGGAAAAATATTTAAATTATTTATTAGTCAGTTAACGCTGGCTATTTTATTACAGGTTGTCCAATGGGCAGCCTTTTATTGTTGGAGGAATAAGATGGATAAAGATACACTCGGAGAATTATATCTTGAATTGCAAGAGCTGGAACCATACCTTAAGTATTTTGAATTCACTAATATATATGGTGGCAGTGGTTTTGTAACTGTTACTGTTTCTGAATCTAAACATAGTACTGATATCGAATCGTATGATTACGATGCAATCTATAAAAAGATTGATGAGATAAACAATCGTATTAAAAACATTATTATTCGCTCTCAATTGAAAGGATAGCTTATGCCAATGACTGGACGCTGTCGTGAGCCTAACTGCCACGCTATGGTTATTAGACCACTACACTATTGTACTAAGCATGCTGATAAAGAAGCAGCATATCAAGCAAGCAGAGAGCGATGGGCTAATCGTACTGATAATACTAAAAGATATAAGGACTATAATAAGCGCAAGCGTGAGTATAGCGACATTAAAGTAGAGCAGAATAAGTTCTATCAAAGCAAGCAATGGAAGTCTATACGTGATGTAGTAAGACGTAGAGATAACTTCCTTTGTCAGTACTGTAAAGCACATAACAGAGTAAGAACTGGTAAGATTGTGGACCACATCGTGCCTGTTGAGTTTGACTTGAATGGTAAGACCGTCATGGATAACTTGGCTTTCTGTTGTAGCAAATGCCACACAAGGAAAACTAAGTGGGAACAAATTTATTATGGAACTGGTTACGGAAATCAAATTAAAAATGTAATCCCCATAAAAAATGTAAAAGATGTCCCTGATTTTCAAAAAAATGAACGATAATTTTTAACAACCCTCCCCCCTATCTTTTCACAGGGAAAGCACACACATAGGTATCGTCTTGCGTGAAAACCCAATTTTGAAAATTTTTATATAGGGGGGTCAAAACACTAAAAGAAAGGAGAAAAAATGACAGCTAAGAAGTTCAAAGACAGTAATGACGGGAAGTTGTCCTATCGTGCACCTAAGCACCTTTCTCCTCTCGCAAGTGCTTGTTGGCGTAAAACTGTTCCCTTTCTTGAGGAACAAAAGCCAGTTGATAAGATTGATTCGTTTTTAGTTGAAATGTACTGTACTCAGTATGAAATTTATAGAAATTCATATGAACATCTAAAAAAACATGGTGAGGTTCAAGAAATTTATAAACCAGTTCAAGATATGACTGGTGAAATTATTGACCGACAATTTCAAGGTTTCAAACGTAATCCAATGACTCAAATTTACTCAGATGCAATAAAAAATCTTACAAAAATTGGTTCTGAGTTAGGATTATCTCCAAAATCACGTTCTGAATTGATAGAGCTTAACATGCAAGATACGAATGAAAAAAGCACTAAAGATAAGATGAAGGCATTCTTTGATGGAGGTGATGACGATGATTACTGAGTTAGCTCCTACAAAAACAATGAATAATCTTATCATTGAATTTAAAGTTGATTTAACGCAGGACCACGACGTCTTAGGAGCTTATCATAGTATTGATTTTTCAGGAATACGTGCTAAATATAGAGACCCTGGCACAAGATATGCATTCGCAGTATTAGACGGTATAACAAAATCTGGGTACCTAACAAAATTAGCAGCATTTAGGCATTTAAGAGACCTTCAAAGAATTGGACGTGAAGATTTTCCTTACAGATACTCTAAAAAGGAAATAAAAAATTTACTAAAAGTTGCTTCAGTTGTCCCGAATGTTGATACAGGCGAACCAACTGAGCTAATGCCTTGGCAAAAATTCATTATGTGTATGCTGATAGGATGGAGGAATAGCGAAGGTGGAAAAAGGTTTACTGTCGCTATAATATCAGTATCTCGTGGGCAAGGTAAAACTTATATTCTAGCAATTTTGATGGTTTATTCATTTTTATTTGAAAGTCTTGGTTTATCAAATCAGGACTTTTTAGTTTCCTCGATAAACTTTAAACAGACAAGCAAATTGTTTGGATATGTTAAGACGATGCTTAAGACAGTTATAAAAATTGAACCATTTAAAACAATTGCTGCTGAAACAGGGTTGACTGATCGTTCTATTCTGAATGATGAAGTTGTCATGAAGAAAATGAATAATAAAATTCGTGCTATTTCTCATGAAGCTGGTCAATATGATAGTTTTCACTTTACAACTGCTATTTTTGATGAAATCGGAGAGGTAACTAATAGAGAAAAAATTTCTAAAATTGTTTCTGGACAAGTTTTGGTTAAAAATCATCAGTTTGTACAAATTTCAACTTCCTATCCAGACCCTAGCGTTCCTTTTAGAAAAGACCAAAAGACACTTCAAGAAGCTATGGAAAAAGATTGGGATAGAGAAGCAGATACTTCTTTATGTTTGGTATGGGCGCAAGATGATTTATCAGAAACATTCGAGCCAGAAACTTGGTTAAAATCAAACCCTCTTCTTGAATTGGAAGATAAAAAAGATATTTTACTAAAAGGATTGATTGACAAGCGAAACAGTGACTTATTACAAGGGACGCTACATGATTTTCAAACTAAAAACCTTAATATGTGGCTTCAGCAAGATGTAGATAGTTACTTAAATCTTTCTGATGTTGAAAAAGCTATTATTCCTGAATTTAGTATTCATGGGCAACGCTGCTATATAGGTATTGACTATTCAATGATGTCAGATAATACAGCGATTGCTTTCGTTTTTCCTTATTTAGATGATGAAGGAAAGCCTAAGTGGCATGTTGAACAGCATTCGTTTGTTCCATTCCAAAGAGCAGGTTCAATTGATGCTAAAGAAAAACAAGATGGTATTAATTATAGAGAACTAGAAAAATATGGTTTTTGTACAGTTACAAGCCACCAACAAGGCCTAATCAATGATGATGAGGTTTATGAATGGATTGTAAACTATATTGAAGATAACGCATTGGATGTTATCTTTTTTGGTTACGATGCAATGGGTATCACTAAAGTAATTCAAATGCTCATGAATAATACGGGCTATAATTTACAACCTATCCGTCAAAGAACGAGTGAGTTGAAAGATCCTACAAAATTTTTACAAAAACTATTTGTAGAGGGATCTATTAGTAGGCTAGATGATAAAATCATGGAAAAATCGCTGTTAAATGCGGTTTTACGTGAAGATTCAATAGGAATACAGGTAGATAAACGAAAAGCAACTTTAAAAATTGACGTTGTTGATGCGATTATTGATGCTTTATTTCAAGGGATGTATCACTTTGAGGATTATGGTATGGCAAATGATAAGAGCTGGCAAGTTGAGCATATGACACCAGAACAAGTAAAAGAATGGGTTACTAGCCAAGAATCTGGCTTATTAGACCTTGATGATGAAATAGATGATGATTGGGGATTCGATGAAGATTTTTAAAAACTTATTTTCATTAATTTGGAAAATATTTGATGTACTTATGTTTATTGCTTTTGCAATAACCATAACAGTGACAATGTTTATGTGGAATAAAACAGCCGGTGGAGTTACTTTATCAGTTGTTTTTATTTTAGCAGGATTAATTTCCGAGTTTATAGAAAAGAAGGGAGGTGATTGATTTTGCCAATATTAAACTTTATCAACCAAACAAATGATCCGCCAGAAGTTGGTAGTGTTCAAAGCTATTTTCCAGATGGAAATGATGCTCAAATAATGGAAAGTTTGCTTGGTGATAATAATGAATGGATTTCAGCTCGGGCAGCATTAAGAAATTCAGACTTATTTTCTATTATCTTGCAACTGTCTAGTGATTTAGCAATAGTTAAAATCAATGCTGAAAAGAAAAAGAACCAAGGAATAATTGATAATCCAAGTACCAATGCTAATAAGCATGGATTTTGGCAATCAATGTTTGCACAGTTCCTTTTAGGAGGTGAAGCATTCGCTTATCGTTGGAGAAATGCTAATGGCGCTGATATGAAATGGGAATATTTAAGGCCGTCTCAAGTCAGTACTTATTATGCTGAATATGAAAACGGAATGTATTACAACATTACTTTTGATGACCCTAAGATAGAGCCTATTTTACAAGCTCCACAGAGCGATTTGATTCATATGAAACTACTATCAATTGATGGTGGTAAAACTGGAATTAGTCCACTTTACTCTTTGAGACGTGAATCAAAAATCCAAAGAGCTTCTGATAGATTAACAATTAGTTCATTGAATAGTTCATTAAATGTTCCTGGTGTACTTACTGTTAAAGGTGGTGGACTTCTTAGTGATAAAGATAAAGCATCTCGTTCTCGTTCGTTTATGAAACGTTCAAGAAGTGGTGGTCCTGTAGTATTAGATGACCTTGAAGAATTTACTGCACTAGAAATTAAATCAAATGTAGCTCAATTATTATCACAAACAGATTGGACTTCTAAGCAATATGCCAAAGTATATGGGCTTCCTGACAGCTATATTGGTGGACAAGGTGACCAACAATCCTCAATTCAACAAATAAGCGGAATGTACGCAAGTGCGTTAAATCGTTATTTAAGACCTGCTATAAGTGAATTGGAATATAAGTTAAGCGACCACATAAGCGTTAATATGAGACCAGCTATTGACCCTCTTGGAGATAATTACTTATCTACTATTAGTACCGCTACAAGATGGGGAGCTGTAGCTGAAAATCAAGCTACATATATCTTGCAAGAAGCGGGATATATTCCTAAAGACCTACCAGCCCCTGAAAATACAAATAAAAAAAGAACTGGCGAAAGTAACGAGCCAGTACCATAAGAAAGGAGGTGGTCATGGTGATTATTCTTAGAAAGGAGGTAAATGATGACAGTAATCGAAATCAAAGGAACGATTGTTGGTGATGAATATGGCATGATGTATGACTATTTTGGACTAGGAGATTTATTAACTTGGCCCTCAAAGGTTAAAAATATTTTAAATAGCGCTGAAGATGAAGAAGTTATTTTAAATATCTCATCAAATGGTGGCGATGTTTTTTCTGCTTCTGAAATTTACACGAAGCTTAAAAATTCAAATAAAAATGTTGTTGTAAATATTGAAGGAATCGCAGCATCAGCGGCATCAGTAATTGCAATGGCTGGAAATACAGTAAATATTTCTCCTACGGCACAATTGATGATTCATAAAGCTAGTAGTGGCGGTCAAGGGAATGCTGATGACTTTGAGCATGAAGCTAAAGTTTTAAATGGTGTTGACCAATCTATTACTGCAGCTTATGAATTAAAAACTGGTATGAAACAATCTGATTTATTACAGTTGATGTCTAATGAAACATGGATGACAGCACAAGAAGCAGTGGATAAAGGATTTGCAGACAATATTATGTTTGTAGATGCTAATAAACCAGTATTTTCTAACTCAATCGGCAATATTCCAACTGCTGATAAACTTAATGAATTTATGAATTTCATGAATTTCAAAAATCGGAATAACCCTCCGAAAGAAAAACCAATTATAGAAAACAAACAAGCCGATTTACGTTCTCGTAAGTTGGCTATTTTATTAGAAAAATAAAGGAGCCTTAAATGGAGTTAACACTTAATGAACTCAATGAAAAATGGGTAGAGTCAGGAAATGAAGTTTCTGACATTAACGCAAAAATGCAAAATGCTTTGAATGATGATGATTTTTCTCAAGAAGATTTTGCAAAACTTAAAAATCAGTATGAAACCGCAAAAATTAAACGTGACGCTTGGCATGAACAAGTAGTCGAAGCTCAAGCACAACAAGTCGTTAATATGCGTAATGAAGATAAAACGCCTTTAAACAATGATGAAAAAGATTTAAAAAATAAATTTGTTTCTGATTTCAAAGCGATGATTAAAGGCGACCCTCAAATCGTTAACCTTGTAACTTCAGACACTGACGAAAATGGTGATGCAATTGGTTTAACAATCCCTCAAGATATTAAAACAACAATTAATGTTTTGAAACGTCAATATGATGCTCTTGAGCAATATGTCAATGTTGAAAATGTAACCACTGCATCAGGTTCTCGTGTTTATGAGAAATGGTCAGATGTTACGGCATTGACTAACCTTGATGCTGAAGACGAAGCAATTGGAGATAATGATGATCCAAAACTTTCATTGGTTAAATACGTTATCAAACGTTATGGCGGCATTACTACAGCTACTAATACCTTGTTGAAAGACACAGCTGAGAATATTTTGGCGTGGCTCTCTGGTTGGATCGCTAAAAAAGTTGTTGTTACACGTAATAAAGCCATTCTTGCGGTTATGGATGCTGCTCCTACTAAACCAACACTTGCAAACTTTGATGACATTATCTCAATGATTAACACATCCGTTGACCCAGCTATTAAAGCAACCTCAATTTTGATGACAAATTCTTCTGGATTCAATAAATTGAGCTTGGTCAAGGATGCGCTTGGTAATTACTTGATGCAACCAGACCCTAAAAATGCTGACCAATACCTAATTAAAGGGAAACGAGTGATTGAAATTGGAGATCGTTGGCTAGCAAGTAAGGGGACAGCTTCAAATCCTGTTTATCCGCTCTATTTTGGGGATTTAAAACAGGCAGTTACTTTGTTTGACCGTGAAAATCTTTCGCTTTTGACAACTAATATCGGAGCTGGTGCTTTTGAAAAAGATTTGACAAAAATTCGTGTTATCGACCGTTTTGATGTAGTTTCAACAGATAAAGAAGCTTTTGTTGCTGGTTCATTTGCTGCAATTGCTGACCAAGTAGGGAACTTGAAAGCTACAACGACTACTGCCGGATAATCAGGAGGTATTTAAATGAGTGTAACTGTTGATGACTTACTAGATCAGTTATCAGAAGATGATGATCGCAAACCACAACTTCAAATTTATTTTGATACAGCAACAGCATATGTGAAAAATGCAGTGAGTTCTGATACAGTTGACGCTCCATTTTTCAGTGTAGAAAATGTTTCTCCGATTTATGATGTAGCTGTTCTTAGTTATTCAATGGATTTGTGGATTAATCGTTCTACAACTATGCCTCCTACTACGGCTGTAGACCATATGGTTGGACAGTTGAGAGGCCTTTATTCTTCATGGAAGGAGGCGCAAGATGGTCAAAACGTACAAACCGAATGATTTTAACAGAAAATGTCAGATTGGAGTTACTAAAACAGTAACTACTCCAAGCGGAGGTAAGGTTGAAAAAATTGACCCAGCTACTGTTTTAAATGTCCGATTTGCAGCTAAAACCAGAACTCTTGCGCTTCAGTTTCAGGTAATCGGAACGACTACAGCAGATACATTTGATATTGCAATTAGACATAATAAGCTGGTTACAAAGAAAATGTGTGTTCAAATTGATGATGTTCTTTATAACATTTACAATATTTCTTCTGATGAATCTGCAAAGCTTATTAAATTTGATATTTTGACTCTCCAAGCGAAGAAGAAAGGAGCTTAATATGGTTTCATTTTATGATGCGATGCAGCTTATTGTCGATAGAGCTGAAGAATTAAGTACGAAAATGTCTGTAGAAGACAAGGCTAAAGTTACTAAAGCTGGTGCTAAAGTATTTGAGCAAGCTTTGAAGCAAGAAGTTTTAAGTCGTCACTATCGCCATCGTGATACTGGAGAAGATCCACATTTAGCAGATAGTATTGTTGTGAAAAATAAGAATATTGATGGAGTTAAAGATGGTCAAAGCGTTGTAGGATGGGAAAGAAGTACGGCAAAAGGTACTCATACTAAAGGATATATCGCCAATATTATTAATAATGGTAGTCGTTTTCCTCAGTTTACAACACGTTCTGGAAGAAAATATAAAAAACCTGGTGAAGTTGCAGTTCAAGCAGATCATTTTATTGAGGAAACAAGAAACAACCCTGTTGTAAAACAAGGAATATTAAAAGCAGAAGCCGAGGCAATGCGTAAAATTATTAATAGAAAAAAGAAGGAGAGTAACTTATGAAAAGACCAGTTGAAATTGTTCAAGACATAATTGCAGCTAGTGGCTTTCCATATAGCGAAATCTTTCTTGATTCTATTCCTAGTGAAAAATTAGATTCTAGTAATGAAACGCAAGTTTTACTGACAGAATCTGATAATGGACCAAGTGATTATGGTAATTCAGAATTTGTTTCACTTTTATATGGTGTTTATATTCAAATCTTTTACTCGAACGCTGAAGATTCGGATATAAATATTGTTCAAAGCGAAATTAATCTGATGAAATCATTTATAAATAATGATTGGCTTATTGCACAGTCAAAAAGTCACTATATAGACCCTGACACAGGTCAAATTATTAAAAATTTAACGGTGCAACGCATCATGACGTTAAGCGAGATAGCAAATAGCTAACTCGTTTTTTATTTAAGAAAGGAAATTAAAATGGCAACAAAAGGTTTGAAAATGGTAACTCTCGCTCTTTTAGATGATACTGGAGCGATTGTTAAAGGAGCAGACGGTTTATCAACTGATGGTACTTTCCCGATCACTGATGAAATGTTAGGTACAAAAACCGCGAACATTACCAACGTATCAAGCGCTCCAACAATGATTTATGGTAATGATGGTCAAGTAGATGCAGATATTGCAAAAGGTACCCCTTCAGTAGCATTTGACTTCAATGGTTTGCCTTTTGATATCAAACAAAAACTCCTTGGACGAGTTAATGATACTAAAGGTGGATATACTCAAGGGGCTGTTCCTAAAGTTGCAGCTTTGATTCAAACGACAACAATTGGTTCAGCCTCTCCTCAATATATTGGCTTTGCTGCAGGTAAAATGAATGAAACCGCATTGAACTTGCAAACAAATACCAATGCGGTTGTACGTGTGGATGATGCGCTGACATTTACTGCATTCTCTGTAAGCCGTTGGGATGGAGAAGCTATCAAATTCTATGATGGTGGAGATGCTAAATTTACTGAAGCTGCAATGTTAGCAGATGTATTTAACGGTTATACTGCTCCTTCAAGTGGCGGTTCAGGTTCAGGAACTGGCGGACAATAATAATTTAAAGGCGGAGCAATCCGCTTTTTATATGGGATAGATAGAAAGGTCTATTATATTAGGTTCGATACCTGACTATTCCTTTACAAAAAGTAAAATAGAGGAGAAATACAATGAAATTATCATTACCAGAAATTAGAGAAGAATCATTTGAAGTTAAAACTTCAATTAAGAACATTAAAAAAACGCATGCCTACCAATTGGAACTAGCAAAAAGCCAAGAAAAACTTGCTTCAGTTCAGGATGGAACACTAGAAGAATTAACAAAAGCAATAGCTCTTGATGATATGTCAGTAATTAATAATGCTGAAAAATTTATTACTGAAATTCTAGGTTTAAATAAAAAAGAAGTAGACAAATTAGAAGAATTTGACCGTGGCCAATTTATGAATTTGCAATCTAAACTTGTTCTTTCACTTCAAGGATATGATGATGATCAAATCGATACTATGTTTACTGAGGAGGTTGACTCTGCCGAAAAAAAAGTTCAAGCATTGAAGAACGAAAAGTCTACCACCACAACCAATTAATAGATTTACAACTATTTGAAAAAAATATTATCGAAAATTGGCACTGGACATTAGAGCAAGTAGATAATCATGACTATTATGACTTAATTGATGTATTTAAAGCGAATGAAGATAATAAGATGGCTTCATTTGATGATTTGAAGAAAATGTTTGGACAATAATATTCATGTCAATACCTAATATTTAGGTGTTTTTTTATACTCAAAAATAAGAAAGGAGTAAAAATGGCAGATATAATGGTTGATTCAGTCACCACAGGATTTGATATAAATACAGTCAAAGGTGTCGAAAGCATTAACCGTCTCAAAACCGCTGTACGTGATTCTACAAGAGAATGGCAAACTTATGAAGCGCAAGCTAAATCAGCAAATGATAATATCGGAGCTTCAAAAATTAGATTTGAAGGGCTGAGTGAAGCAGTATCAAAGCAGAAAACATATGTTGAGTCATTGACAAATAGCATGAGTTCTCTTAACAGAGATACTGAAGTAGGTGAGCGAGCATATCAAAAATATAATTCTCGTTTGGTGCAAGCAGAACGTTCTCTTGCCTCAATGACAGGGCAATTAAACCGTGCTAAATCAGCTTATGAGTATCAACAAACTGGTATTGAAGATTTAAACAAATCTCTTAGTGCTAATGATAAACTTATGCAGTCTCAAATTGATTTATATGAGAAGACCCGTAATAAAATGGGAGCTGCCAAAGCTGAAGTTTCCGGTCTATCTGCGTCATACGCAAAGCAAACTGAGATTTATAGGGCCCAAGTAACTGAGCTTAAACGATTAGAGGCTGCCGAGGGTACAAGTTCAGAAACGCTTGTTAAGCAAAAAACAAGGGTAAATGAAGCTGCTTCGTCATTATTAAACTACAGAAACAAGCTTTTAGAAGCTAACTTGGCAGTTACAAAGATGCAGCCGTTTAATTCTGAGTCTCTCATTGGTAAAGGTTTAAATACCGTTTATCAAACAACTGAGAAAGCTACTGATGTAATGGCAGCAGGATATCAGAAAGTAAAAAATGCAGCTTATCAAAGTGCTTTTGGGATTGCTGCAATCGGTGCAGCTGCAGTTAAGGGCGCACAAATGGCCTCTGAGCTTCAAAACCAATATAAAACAACTTTTAACTTATTAGTAACTGGTGGTGAACAAGCTAAAGAAGCTCAAGAAAATGTCAACAAAATGCAAGAACAGGGTTCTGAACTTTCTGTTAAGTATGGTAAAACCCAAAAAGAAATAGCAGATGGATATCAAGAACTTGTAAAACGTGGATATACAAGCGCTCAAGCTCTTGGAGCTTTACCTACAATGTTGCAAGCTTCAGTAGCTTCTGGTGATGATTTTACTGATGTTGTGCATAACTCAACAGCAGCGCTTGAAAGTTTTGGTAAACGAGCCGATGATGTTACTGGAATGACAAAAAACACAAAAGAAGTTGTTAACCAGATGGCTTATGCAGCAGATATGACAGCAACTGATTTCCAAAGCATGGGTGTAGCAATGGAATATGTAGGGGCATCGGCTCATCAAAGCAAATTAAGCTTATCAGAAACAGCCTCTGCAATTGGTATTCTTTCTAATAATGGTCTTGAAGCTGATAAAGCAGGTACTGGGCTTAGAAAAGTTATTGTTTCATTACAAGCACCAGGTAAAGCTGCAGCAGAAGCCTTATCTGAAATTGGATTAAGTACAAAAGATTTTGTAGACCAAAACGGAAATATGAAGTCAATGACGGAAATTTTCGGATTGTTAAACCAACATACGGAAAAACTAAGTTCATTCCAACAAGGTCAAATCTTCCATTCTTTATTTGGAACTACTGGTCAACAAGCGGGTGCAATTCTTTCTGAAAACGTTAAGCAGTTAGGTGAACTCGATGATAAGGTGAAAAAATCAGCTGATGGCCAAGGGTATGTTGTTAATCTTGCAAATAAGAATATGCAATCTACTCAAAATGAATTAAAACAATTTAAAGCAGCCGGAGAGGCTGTTTTAATTATGATTGGTCAAAGGTTCTTGCCAGTTCTATCTGATGCAGCCACTTCAATGGCTAAGGCATTTAATTCTAAAGAAGGTAAGCAGGGCCTTGAAGAAATAGCTAGTTGGATCGCAAAGATTTTCCAAGGTATTGTTGATACTGTCAAATTTATCGGAACTCATAAAGATGAAGTAGTAACCTTTGGTAAAATCTTTGCTGGGATTTGGGCTACTAAAAAAATCGGAGATGTTATTGTATGGCTTGAAAAATTGAAAAAATCTTTACTTGAAATTCAAGCCATTGATGCATTATCAGGAGGTTTAGGAACAGGAGGCATTAAATCTTCTGTAGGTAAAGGTATCGCTACTGAAGCTGGAACAGTTGCTTCAACAGTAACAAAAGGTGGGGTAGCTGCAGAAGGTGAAGCACTTATTGCTTCTGGCGGTTTATCAAAAGCTACTTCCTTACTTCCAAGATTATTAGGAATTATTGGATCTGTTGGCGGAAGTACAGTCTTGTCTGGCGGAATAAATGCAGGAGCTGAATTACTCAGTAAAGATAATACCGCTCAGAAAACTGGCGGAGTTGCTGGCTCACTTGGTGGAGCAGCGGCAGGTGCAGCTATCGGTTCTCTTATCGCTCCTGGTATCGGTACAGCAATTGGTGCAGCGATTGGCGGAATGGGTGGTAAAAACTTAGGCAAAAAACTTGGAGATTTAATCAATAATGGATTAAAAGAATCTTCATTAAAGAGCGAAAAATTGCCAGTTATTAAGTTTGACCCTAAAGCACCGACTAAAGATATGAAAGAGTTCTCCAAGGATTACCAAGGATTCTTGGATAAAATAAAAAAATCGGCAACTATTGATATTGTAGATGAGAAATCACTTGAAAAAGCTAAGAAAGAAACCGCTGATGCTTATGCAAAAATGTCCAAAGATATTGATAAGTTTTATCAGAATCAAGAAAAAGATTCTAAAAAGCAAGTTGATATTCTAGTTAAAAATGGTGTATTGAGTCAAGCTCAGGCTGATAAGTTAAATAAAGGCCAAAAAGATTCAGATGATAAGCAGAAAGCTGCTCAGAAGAAGAATCTTGATGAAATGAAGAAGAATACTGACAACTACTACGCTAGTGTTTCTAAAGAGCAAAAAAGAGCTAATGATGCTAATACAAGATTAACTAAAGATCATGATGCTGAAATTAAAAAAATTAAATCAGGAAGTACCGATGCTCTTTTGGCATTGGAAAAGAAATACGGCAAAAATTCTCCTCAATATCAAAAAGAGATGATGGCTGAAATTTTAAGAGCAACAAATTCTTTTGATGATAAACAAGAGAAAAATAAAAAAGAGCATAGTAACAACATGAATAAGATTGAAAAAGACTATGCTAAGTCTCAAACTAAAGCTGAAGAGCAGATGAATAATCAAATCAATACTGCTACTAAAATTGCTCAAAATAAACAGCTTGATTTACTTGATGATTTAAAAAATAAAAAAGGAAAATTAAATCAAAAACAATTAATTGATACGCTCGAAAAGGCTGACGATGAATATAAAGGAGTTAAGGATAAGGCTCAAAAGCAAAAAGATGAAGCTGTTAAAGCCGCTAACGAAAAATACAAGAAGACAGTAGCAGCAGCGGACAAAGAACGTGCAGAAAACGGCTCAATGTCCAAAGCTCAGTATGATGAAATTGTTAAAAATGCTCAAAAGCAAAGAGACGATACAATTTCAGCAGCTAAAAAGCAACAAACAGAGGTTACGGATAAAGCACAAAAGACCCATGATAAAACAGTTGAATTAGCTAACGATAAAGCTGACAAAAATGTTAAAGCTGCAGCTAAAGAGCAAGGAGAGACTGTCGAACAGTATACAAAAGGATTTAGAGACTCTAGAAGTTTAATCAATTCATTCATTGATGGAATTAACGGAGTTCTTAACTTCTTACATAAAGGTTGGGGGAATATCGGTCATGTAAGCCTCAAAGGTTTTGCGACAGGTACTCGTGGGTTAGCACAAGATGAAACAGCTCTAGTTGGTGAAGAAGGTTTTGAGCTTGCTCATCATCCAAGCCATGGTATTTTTGCGGTTGGCCAACAAGGGCCTGAAATTCGTAATCTGAAAGCTGGAACTTCAATTCTTCCCCACTCAATGTCGAAAGAGTTTCTTTCATTAACAGCAAATTTGCCAGCTCATGCTGATGGTGTATCTGGTTTCTTATCAGATGCACTTGGATGGGTAAAATCAACCTATAAAGATGTCACAAGCGTTATTTCAAAAGGTCCCAAAGGCGTCGTAGATGCTATTTATAATGGCTTGGGATTAGATAATTTAGAAAATGACTTTCCGCCAGTTGTTACTAGGATGGCAAAAGGTTCTGCTCAAACAGCTGAGGATAATTTTATAAAATTTTTAAAATCATTCTTCAAAAAAGCTGAATCTGATGCAGGAGGTTCACAAGGTTCGCCATCCGGTTCTGGTGTTCAACGTTGGGCTGGACAAGTTAAACAGGCGCTTGCAGCTAACGGATTGAGTACTAGCCAAGATATGATTGACCGTGTGCTTCGTCAAATTGCTACAGAATCAAGCGGTAATGAAAAAGCGGTACAAGGAAACATCGGAGATATTAATAATATTACTGGTGACCTTGCTAAAGGGTTAATGCAAACGATATCTGCAACATTTAACGCATATAAATTCCCAGGACATGGCGATATCTTTAATGGGTATGATAACTTATTGGCTGCTCTTAATTATGCTAAAAGCCGTTATGGTTCAAGTCTGTCATTCCTTGGAAATGGCCATGGCTATGAAAATGGTGGAATTATCAACGCTCATGGCTTCTATGAAATTGCTGAAGGAAATCGTCCTGAGATGGTTATCCCCCTTGACCCTCAAAAGAAATCAAGAGCTGCACAATTATTAAATCAAGCAAGCCAAGTTGTCAATAAAAATAACGGTTATAACAGTTTAGAATCACTTTCTACATTCGCCCCTATAGTATCACTTTTAACACAATTAAATGATTCTGTGGAAGATATTAAGAAAAATCCTATACTAGCTTATGCAATGATAGACGGGAAAATGGCTACAAATCTATTAGCAAAAGATATGAATACTGCACTAAAAAATGAAGAAAATAAAAATAGTTGGATTTGGGGGAATAGTAATTAATGACTTTTTCAATAAATTTTAATGGTTATGATATCTCTACTCTAATTAGCGGATTTACAGCCATTGATAGAAACATTGGTTCCTCATGGAACAATATATTGTCAGATTCTGTTGCTAGATATGGGCAGACCTTTTTAAGAAGTAGTCTTTCCGCAAAAACGATAAATATATCCTTTATAAAAAGCGGAGTCCCAGGCGACTGGGTTGAAATAAGAGAACAATTAGCAAAGGTGTTGGATACGAATGAACCAGCACCTTTGATTTTTAGTGATGAACCTAATAAAGTTTGGTATGCATTGCCAGACGGAGCACAAACTCTTTCTGAAAACATTACAAGTCTACTAGCTACTGGCACTCTCGCGTTTATAGTACCTAAAGGCTATGCTGAATCAGTCGATACTAAAGTATTGAATAATGATAACTCAGGTGGTGAAAATGGAACCATCATAAATAATGCTGATAACTCAGTTTCGGTATTGATTAATAATAACGGGACCTTGCCAATCTTTCCAACAATTAAAATCACACCCACTGCTGAATCAGGTTTCTTTGGAATAGCTGGACAGAATGGAGTGCTTGAAATTGGGAATCCAGATGAAGCGGATGAAGAACGAAAAACGAAACAAACAACGATTGCGGATTTCAAAACTAAATCAGATTTTGACACGAATTTCGTAGACGCAACGGATTGGACGACGTCTTGGGAAACAAATATCTTACCTATCCCTAACAATAGTAAGCTGAAATGGAAGACAGACGGAATAAGGATGTCTACTTTCAGCCAAGCCGTAACATGGAACGGTGGGATTCAACGTTATGATGTTCCTAAAGATAGCACAAATCAATATCCAGTCAATTGGCATGCACAGTTTAACACGTTTTTTATTCAAAGCAATGCAAGACAAGCTGGCCGCTTTCAACTTTATTTTTGTGATGAAAATAAGCAACCGTTGGCCATGTTTGAAATTTTTAAAGGTGGAGCGGGTCAAAATGCCGAGCTTATCTTCTGGCTCATCGGTGGCGATAATAAGATGCATAAATTCGGAGGGGATAAACCCTTTGATGCCTCGACAGGGAAAGCACCGGGAGGCATTACTTCGCTTTTTGATGCCGCTCATGGTGGTCAGGCGATTATTAAACAAGGCAATAAGATTTCTTTTTACTGGAAAGGCGTGGCTTACTCTTACTTAATGGGTGATGCTGGCAGTTCAACTAAACTCGCTTATGTCTATGTTGTA